TAGTATAGATTTGGAATCAGTTCCTAAACTTATTCCTAAACCTTTGAAAGAGAAGATTAAATATCAAGCACAAGAACTTAATTTTTTAAAGAGAACATCTAGAGCTAAGCTAGTCTTTTAATGATGCCTTTTGATTGTTATAAAACCTTCCTTGCGATGAAGTCTCACTTCACCAAGGAAACATTTGATTACCAAAAATTTGGAAATAGACTTAGTAAAATAACATTAAAGTCTTTTTATAAGAGGAAAGATAGATTTTATTTTGAAAGTATGGTTAGGAAGTATCCTGATAAGGATATAGAAAACTTCTTTGTATCTAATTTTGTAGCAGGATCAGATCCTCAATTGGTTTATATGGCTACCATTGTTAAGTCTGGAGAGCATACTTATAGAGAGTGGCAGAAAAGAATCCAATCATTATCATATGTGTTTAAGAATGAAACTGGAGAGTTGTTTGATAGTAGAAAGGTTGATGATGTATTCAATTGTTCTAGGGGACATCCTCCTATTTTGAAGAGTTATCTAGGCGGGAAGACTTCCTTAGAGACTATGATTATATGCGATAAGATACTGGGGTATAGAAATAATTTTGATAAGAAGTTGGATGATGTAGTGTGGAAGAGTGTGAGTATGAAAATGAAAAAGTATTCTCCCTTCCTAAATATAGATGTATTCCACTACAAAAAAATCCTTAAGGATTTAGTACTTGACACTACAAGGTGACTCAAGTATACTGGATACACACAAGCCAAATCTCAACAAATACGAGGTAATCTAAATGTCTTTTGATTCTCTAAGGAAACAATCCAAGTTAGGATCACTAACTGATAAGTTAGTTAAAGAAGTAGAGAAGATGAACTCTTCTCCAGGAAGTACAGACGACAGGTATTGGAAAGCAGAATTGGATAAGACTGGCGTAGGGTCAGCAACTGTCCGTTTTCTCCCAGCTCCTGATGGTGAAGAACTTCCTTGGGTTAAAGTTTATTCTCATGCTTTTCAAGGTCCGGGTGGATGGTACATTGAGAATTCCTTAACCACATCAGGTGGCAAGGACCCTGTTTCAGACTATAACCGTACACTATGGAACAGTGGTAATGAATCAGATAAGGATACAGTACGTAAGCAGAAGCGTAAGCTTTCTTACTACTCCAACATCTATGTTGTAAAAGATCCTCTTCATCCTGAGAATGAAGGGAGAGTATTCTTGTTTAAGTATGGTAAGAAAATATTTGATAAGATTCTGGAAGCAATGCAACCAGAGTTTGATGATGAAACTCCAATCAATCCTTTTGATTTCTGGCAGGGTGCAAACTTTAAGCTGAAGATCGTTAAGAAGGATGGGTTCTGGAATTATGATAAGTCAGAGTTTGATAAGGTAGCACCTTTACTAGATGATGACGATGCATTAGAAGCACTATGGAAGAAAGAGTATTCTCTATCTGCTATTACCGCACCAGATCAGTTTAAATCTTATGAAGATTTGGAGAGACGTTTAAAGACTGTCTTGGGACAGACTCGTGCCCAAGCTCCTAGACTAGATCAGGAAGTTGTTGCTGAGTCAGTAGACCCAACACCAGCACCTGTAGCATCATCTTCTAATGAAGAAGATGAAGCACTTAGTTACTTTCAAAAGTTAGCTGATAGTTAATTATTGATAGAGTCTAATATTTTCTCCTCTCTTCAAGGTGTTGTTCACATACTGAGCAGCACCTTTTTTATATGGCATGATTTCATCCATATCATTATAGACTATGTTTAGATATGATGGTTTTAAAATATAGATATTTCTTTTAGCATCTTCTTTTTTCATTTCATATTCATAGTTGGTAACTGCTTGAGTCATTTTAGCAGCGGGAATAGTTTGATAGGTATTGTCAAAGTATTCAAAGTAGTATGCATTTCCAGTTCCAACATCTCCTTCTACAGTAAAGGTAACTTCTTCCTTTCCTGTCATCTCAGGAGCTTTGACAGTAGGAATGTCTGCTAGATTATATTTAAATCTAATTACAACATCTCCCACAGAAAGTATTTCAGTAACTGCAAACCTTCCATTATAAGTATCTTCAGATACTCCTTGAATATAAACTTCAGAACCTACTACTAAGTTCTCAATACCTTCGTACATAGTAACAGTTGCTACTTTGGATTCAGTACCTGAGATTTGGTTTACTGTTGTATTAATTGCTTGAATATAGTTTCCATTAGTCCTCCATTTATTAGGAGTTTCTAATCCTTTTTCTAATATAATGCCTCCTTTAGAGTCTTTAATTTCTAGAGTTTCATAGTGATGAATTCCATTATATAATTTATCATAAGTACCGTATTTCTCAAGGAGGACTTCATCTAAAGATGATTGAGGTAGAGGCCATTCTGTTTGAAGGTTTATTATATTATTAGATAAAAGAATTACCCAATCTAATTTAGAATCACCATACTCTTGATTAGCTATGTTATCAGGTCTTTCGTCTCCAATTATTTTATACTTAGTAAAATAATTTATGTTACCAAATATATCAGAGCGAAGTTTCCCTCTTTTAAATAAATTTTTGACACTAATATAGTCAGAAATATCGGTAGTTCCTTTATTTCTATTGACATATTCAAAGTTTGGTATTTGTCTGAAGTAAGATTGTGGCATGTTTAGAATCCCATATCGTCAGTTCCACCCTTTTCCCAGTCTCTACTATATATTGGATTCAGTTCACTGAAGGCTAGTTGTAAACTGTAAGAAGTCATAGATCCATCATCATATGTCATGTATGATCCATCAGGATTATATTGAACAATGCAATTAGTAAGAGAACACATTTTAATTTTGTTTAAGAATGGATGTTCTCCTCCACTTTTAAATATGTATTTTAATTTGAATACATTAGGAGTCATTAAGAATAATTTACTATCATCTGTCTGAACAGCCATATTTTTTTTAAAGAATCTAATAATCTTTCTTACAAGCTTTGCTTCTCTTTCTTCTCTGGGTGTAAATTGAAAATTATAATTAAATTTTCTTAATTGAGGACCCTGAAAGAGAAGTTCTAGGTTAGGGTTTAATATCTTACCACTTCCACGAGTGAAGAGTCCTTGGTTTCCTATTGCTTGTCCTGCAAAGTAAGATGCAATATCATTAGCTTCTATACCACTTCCGAGATTTTTAACTGCGTCAAATCCTGTAGACATTATATTTTTAGCAGCATCTATTCCCCCTTGAGCATTCTTTGCTTCTCCAATTCCTTTAATAGCATTTTGAGCTGTACCAAATGCTGTAGCTTCAAATGGATTAGCTGTCCCTTGATTCCAATCAACACCAGAACTATCTGCTATTCCTTGTTGCATTGGTAGAAATACTGTGTCTAATTTTGTACCCATTCTTTCATCTGCTTCTCTAAATCCACCTTCCTTACCAAATGTATTAGGTTCATGTTTATATGCACTTACTTGCATATAATCATACTTTATTCTAGGATTTTCATTCAAAGGATATCTTAATGTAGCTCTGCTTCTAGGTCTTCCTGAAAGAGTAGATCTTCCATTAGCATCTTGATTCTGCTCAGTTACTGCCCATCCTTGATTCTCTCCTCTTATAGTACTATTGTTTATATTGGGTGATGATTTTCCTGTTGCTTTCTTAAATGTTTTTTTAAATGTTGGATTACTTATTGCTTGAGCCATCCATGCATCACTACTTCCTCCTTGAGCGATATAGTTTGGACCAAAACCTAAGTCTTGTATCTGTGCATATTCTATTTCATCCTTTTCAGCATCATAATAATCGCCAGCTACATCTTTTTCTGTTTGAGTAATAACTTTACCCACGCCCGTTCTTATCACCTTAGACGAATCCCCTACAGTTTTAGTGTAGAAAGACTTGTTGTCCAGAAGAAAGTAAGAGCTTATAGTGGCGGCCATTAATATCTTTTTAGTTATTTAGTCTTAAAGTTTGCATAAGATAATGAGCGTAGGTAATCTATCTCATCATTCTGTATAACATGTAAGGTTCCTACAATTTCATTCCACGTATAGTTCCTTGATGTACCCCAGTGAAAGTTAAGTCCTTGGAATCCCCACCTATCTACAAAGGTAACAGCAACTAATGGAAACTCATCATAAACACCAGGAGTCTTAGCATTATATACAAAGGTATAATAGTTACCTGGATCAGGAATTAGATCAGTTTGACTGAACACTTCCATGATGTTCATCATAATATCATCAGGATCATTTAGTCCTTCAATTTGTTCTTGAAGTTCTCTTGTTCTTTCTGACATTACTTAATACCTAGTTCATCTTCGGTAATTAATTTGAATTCAATTCTCCTATCTAAGCAATACTCTTGTGCTGCTTTCCACTTTGCTTGGTTAATAGCATAGGTAGTAAGCTCATAGAGATATGATTTAGTTACTCTAGATTTTTTCTTAGGAGGTTTGGTTTGCTTCTTAGGTTTCACCTCAACCACATATGTTTTGATGATACCATTACTTTCTTTTACCTTCATTAGAAAGTCTGGGTAGTATCTATGAGGTCTTTTATCTACAGGAGATAGGTAAGGGATACTTATCTCTTCAGAAGCCCATGCTATAATATTATTGTTCAGGTCACAGTATCTACAGAACTTACGCTCCCAACTACTACGACATATTATATTCTTATGATTGCCTTGATACTTTTGAGGGTGCTTTGGTTTGTACCTACTCTTAATACTTTCAGCCATCTCTTATACATAATATATAATTAAAAATATTTATAGATGGCTAATGCCTTAAGAAGTATAAGTCTGTCCCAGATAAAGTCTAGGTTGCTGAATGTATCTCAGACTTCCTTATATGAATTAACTTTAGGTATTCCTGAAGCAGTAAGAAGACGTTTACCTTTAACTGGATTTGATTATGATAGTATTAATTTGATGTGTGCAGAAGCATCCCTTCCAGGATCTACATTAACTACTCATGAAGTTAATAATGATTATCATGGTGTGACTGAGAAGATGGCTTATAGAAGGATGTATGATGAGACTTTAGGATTAACTTTTTATGTTGATAGAAACTATAAGATAATAGAATTGATAGAAGGATGGATGGATTATATTAGTGGGATGGATAATACTAGGGATTTTAAGAGTCCTTATGCAGGGTATAGGATGGCATATCCAAATACTTATAAGCAGGATATTTTCTTAACTAAGTTTGAGAAAGATCATTTTTCTTATCAGTCTAATCTTTCTAGAACTACTTTACATTATACTTTTGTTAATGCATTTCCTTTATCTTTAACAGCTATGCCTGTATCATATGAAGGTAGTCAGATTTTAAGGTGTAGTGTTTCATTTAATTTCATTAGGTATGTTAGTGAGAGGAAAACTAGTGTCCCTGCTAAGTTTGGCGGATTAGTTAACACAGGTTAATATAACAACCTAAATAAAACACTGAAAGAATTATTATGCCTTTACCTACCATTGCGACACCAACTTATGAACTTGAGTTGCCATCTACAGGAAAGAAAGTAAAATACAGACCCTTCCTTGTTAAGGAAGAGAAGTTATTAGTACTAGCATTAGAGTCAGAAGATACTAAACAAATTTCTACAGCAATTAAAGCAGTATTAAAAAATTGTATTCAGACTAGAGGAGTTAAGGTAGATAACCTTCCTACTTTTGATATAGAATACTTGTTCCTTAACATCAGAGGGAAGTCTGTTGGAGAAGAGATTGAAGTTAATCTAATAGCACCTGATGATAAAGTAACATCTGTACCAGTCACTATTAATATAGATGACATTAAAATAAGTAAGAAGGAAAGTCATACTAATAAAATTAAATTGGATGAGACTTTGATGATGCAGATGAAGTATCCTTCATTGAATGAGTTTGTTAAAAATAATTTTGATTTTAATGGTGAAGTAGATATGGATCAGTCCTTTGATTTGATTGCATCTTGTATTGATAAAATCTATAGTGAAGATGAGGTATGGTCTACTGCTGATTGTACTAAGAAAGAAGTAAAAGATTTCCTAGAGCAGATGAATAGTCTACAGTTTAAGGAGATTGAAACTTTCTTTGATAGTATGCCTAAGTTAGCTCATACTGTAACCTTTACTAATCCTAATACAAAGGTTGAAAGTACTGTAGTATTGGAGGGACTATCGTCTTTTTTCGCTTAGGGATGGTTCATATGGACCTTGAAAATTATTATAAGATTAATTTCGCTCTGTTACAGTATCATAAATATTCATTAACTGAGATTGAGAACTTAATCCCTTGGGAGAGAGATATATATGTTGGGTTGCTACAGCAACATCTTGAGGATGAAAAATTAAAGCAACAACAAGCAAGTAACTAATGCCAGATAAAAACACTGCATATGTTTCACCCGATATAGCAGGGATACTTTCACTATTTGATCCTGCTTTAGATTGGAGCGCAGATTTGTCTGGTGATGAATATGCAACTGCTCTTAAAGAATTTTTAGTAGTTCATCAAGAGGGTAGTCAAGACCCTAGAAAAGATGATGAAATTGAAACTGAGGTAATAGAAAATATAAGAGTAGAATATAATAAAGTAAGAAAGAATAAAGATTTAGAATATTCAGTTAAGAAGACTAAAATTAAAGGTAATAAATTTTTTGATAAGGATGAAGGTAAGGGTAAAGCACCAGACAAATCACAGAATCCAGATATTAGTCAGATTTTTAATACTGAAAGTATAAAACCTGCTGATACAGATCCTGAAAGTCAAACAGATCAGTCCTCTGCATTAATACCAAAGAGATTGGATGGTATTGCAGACTCAGTAGAATCTATTGCTACATTATTAAGAAGACAACTAGGTCTTCAAGAGAAACAACAACGTGATTCTCGAGTAGAACAGGATAAAATTAATAAACAAGATAGAGAAGATGAATTAGAAAAGAAACCAGATGATAAGAAGACTGGTGGGCTTCCTAAGGCTATATCAAAACCAGCTCTTGGTTTCTTTGAGAGAATAAAGAAATTCTTTTTGAATATTGTTATTGGTGCTGGCGCAATAAAATTAATGAATTGGTTAAAAGATCCTGCTAATGCAGAAAAGATTACTCAGTTTAAAGATTTTTTAATCAATAATGCTCCAGTAATTCTTGGTAGTTTAGCAGCACTTGCAATGCTTCCTGTGATACTTACTGTTGTTTCTGTAGTAAAAGGTATACTAGCTGGGTTAGCATTGTTAGGACCATTGTTACCTTTATTACCTTGGATTCTAGGTGGTCTTCTTATTGGTGCGGTTGCATGGTGGATAGGAAAGAAATTAGGGATAGGTAGTGATAGGGAAGATGCAATAGGTAGAGAAGCTATTGGTAGAGAGAGACATAAAAATTTAGTTAAACTTAAAGAATCTGGAGTAATTGATGCTGGAAAAAATTCATTAACTCTTGATGCTGGATTTCATGAAGATGGTGAACTATCTGGCAACTACCTTAAGGCTCCTTTATATGGTGAAGATTCTATCACTGGACGTGAATGGCGACGAGGAGATCCTGTAGGAAAAGATCATCAAGTAGCTGTTGATCTTATGAATGAAGATCATGCAAAATGGTATATTAAAAAATATGGACAAGAAGAATATGATAAGAAAGTAGCTGCTCATACTTCATTTAGGGAGACTAAGGCTGCTCTTATTGATCATAGTAAAGATATGAGAGCTGAGATAAAAGAACTGTGGGGTGATAAAAAGAAGGAACATTTTAAATTAGCAAGAGAAGAACAGGAAACTTTAAAGGCATCAGGTGCTAGTGCAAAAGAATTAAATGCAGCATGGGTGAAGCAAAATGAAGACTGGAACGCAAAGAGGGATAAATTAAAAGAACAAGAAAAGGAAATAAGAACTAAGTATGGAGAAGAAGCAATACAAATTAGAAAGGGAGAAGAGATATCTGATGTATCTACTCAACAAACAACAGCAAATATTGATAATAATCAAACAACATCTACTGATATGTCCAAGCTTGAACCTAATAAGAAGAATCAAAATGTAGTAATATCTGGT